AAAAACTTTAAGCAAGATGCATATCCCAGGTCCTTTGGGTGTTAGAGGAAGAAACTCCAATAATGACTTAGTTAGAGATAAGTTAGATTGGGACTATTCCATGTCTCTTAAAGATGGAATAGAAAAAACTTATAACTGGATCAAGGATCAAATAAATGGATAAGCAAGAAGTTGTAAAAGAAGTTTTTCTTCAAGATGGTATTGGAGCACAATTATGGAGAAAACTATACTTAATGTCCTATGCAAAATATTATAATTTGTTATTTGAAGATACACCAATTACAGATTTCTTAATTCATGAGTCTGACAAAGTACACAGTGAAGAAGAAAAAATTGAATTTATAAATAAATTTAATACTATAATAAAAAATCCATGGGAAGGTATAGATTTTTCTAATCAAGACAATTTTGTTCTTTCCGAAAAGGTTGGACTGGGATACGAAAAACTACATCTAAATGCAGGAGTAGCCCCAGGACCCTGGCCATTTTTAGAAGTTGCCAAAGAATTTAGCACAATAGAACAAACTGAAAACAATGTAGTTATTCACATACGAAGAGGCAATGTGATTCCAGAAAATCCAAGGTGGGTAGATGAGTCTGTCTATATAGAAATGCTAAAACAATTACCAAACTTTCTAAAGAAAATAAACTTTGTTCCAGACAGAGTAATAATTTTAACAGATGCTCCAGATTCAAACAAAAAGTTTAAGCCTATAAATCAAAATCAATTAGATAAGTGGAGACAGCCTTATTTGCACAAAGACGAAAACAATTCTTTTGACACAATTTCCTTAAACTTTGAATTACTTAAAGATGCTTATCTAGGTATTGAAATTTTAAATAGTTTAGATACTTACACAGCATTTACTATGATGGTGATGGCAAAAGTATTAATAACTGGAAGATCTGCATTTAGTCAATCTGCTGGTCTGCTATCAAAAAATACTGTTTTGTCAGTTGACAACTATAGAAGTTTCTTTTAAAGTGTGCAATAAAACACCCCCAGGGATTTCTCCAAGGGGGCATTTTTTTTATATATTACTTAGGAAATTTAGCCATCCACTCTTTGGTCCTTGGGGTAATACCCTTCCATGAAGACCAGTCTTCTCCGCCCCTAGACATGTAGTATGCAATCTCAGCATTTTTGACGGGATTGAACAATTCAGCATTAGAGTCCAAATCAAACTTATCCCTGCGGTCTGGGCCCAGTCTATCAATCATATTAATTTGGAACATTCCATAAGAGGAGTCCCCAGTCTTATGGTTGCCATTAAACGCCAAAGGCCTACCATTAGATTCTTTCTTGGCAATGGCCCAAGCCACTACAAGATCTTGCCCCTTAAACCCTATAAGGGAAAGGAGTTGCTTTAGTTCAATATCGGTCAGAGATGTCTTATTTTCAAAACTCTCTAGCCTTTTTGCCTTAGAAACCAAAAAAACCTCTTTCGAGGCGTTTACTTGTTCTTGAGCCTGTTCTATGCTCAAATTATTTTTGTCACCTATTCGTGTTTCAGCATTAGCAGCGTTTGACAAAGACACTACTAAAGTCAATATACTGAGTGTGCTAATGATCTCTTTGTTTCTTTCGATAAATTTAATCATAGTTTCCTCCTTAGAAAACAATAACACCTTGGTAGGTGTTACTACCAAGTATAACACAAATTTTGCTCAAAAGTCAACTTTATAGGGTGGTATAATAAAGATTATGCCACAAGCGTCATCTAACTATCCTACTATGCAATACCCTATTGCTTCTGATCCCGTGAATGTACACGGAGATTTTAAGGTATTGGTTGATGCTTTAAATAATATTCTTCCTCCCCTGGGCTATGGCGCAGCATATCTTGATGTTAGAAATACTACAGGCACAGCAATTTCTCAGGGCATTCCAGTATTTATTAGTGGTAGTCTTTCTGGAAAATCATTAATTCAAAAATATGATCCATCAAGTGTATCTCATAATCCAGATGTTCCAATTTTAGGTTTAGTAAAAAATGATATTCCAAATAATTCTAATGGTTTGGTTATTGTCTCTGGAGTTATTCAAATGAATACAACAGGTTTGGGTTCTGCTGGAACAAAAATTTATGTAGACAATACTGGAACCCTTGTTGCGGGTCGTCCATTAACTGGCCCAGCAAGATATATAGCAGTCGTTGCAATTCAGGCAACTCTTGCAGAAGGCGGAATGTTAATTGTTCAAACAAAGGGTAACGGTACCTGGGGAGCCCTTAAAGACGGGTTGTCGTGATATAATAACATTATGGCTACCTTTAGAAACCAACCCACAGACTCTTATGCATTAGGTGCAGCACCTCCAGAAATTCGTTGGACTGTTGTTCGTGGAGATTCTGCAGCATTTCGTGTTTATGTAACTAACGATGCAAGAGAGCCACTGCTTCTTGATGACTGGGAAGTTGATATGGACATTCGTCGTAATGGAGCACTCATTGTTTCTTTATCCCCTCAGCCAATTGAGTTTCAAGATACAGAGGGAAGTTTCACGGTAAATATTACATCTTCTCAATCAGAACTTCTTGAGACGGGAGACATCTTTGACATCCAACTTACAGAACTTTTATCAGAGGGCAGAGTTTGGACGGTAGCCAAAGGGTCAATGGTTATCATTGAAGATGTAACAAATTAATGACAACAAACCTAACCCCACTACCACAAGAGTTTTACAGAACAACACATAGGCTTGCTCACACACAAATCAAAGACCTTGATGTCAAAAGAATAAGAATAGATCACTACCAGCCAAAGGCTAGAGTTGAAGAAGTTTTGCCATTTAGGGTTCAGTTTATCAATGTAAGTGTGTTTGGATACTCTAAAACTAATCCCCCGCCAATTCCGCTACAGGTTATTGGTTACAGCAACTATATTCTTTAATAGTATTATTAAAAGGGGTGTTATAATTACCACATGGCGAAAATATCAATTGCAAACCTAAAGACCAAGTATCAAACTGGGGATCGTCCCACACAAGAGGATTACGAGGATTTAATTGACTCTGCCTCTGCTCGTTCAACAGACTTGGCTACAGCAGGCAATAATGAAAACACAATAACAGGAATTGAAAATGCTACAGTCATCGATAACTTTGATGCAACTGAATTTAGAATGATCAAATATATTGTCTCCATTGCTAAAACAACAGCAGGAGATAACAAGTACTACGCAACAGAATTGACCATACTTGTAGACGGTTCAAATGTGAATGTCTCCGAATATGGAACAATAGACAACAATGGGAATATTGGCACCATAAGCGTCTCTCGCACTGGAAATACCGTGGCTTTAACAGTCACTCCAGATCCTGCGATCAAGCCAGTCACAGTTCGTTACGCACGAATTGGACTTAAGGCATAACTAAGGAGATAACAAAATGGCAACAGTAGTAAAAGACTTTAAAGTAAAGAATGGTCTCATTGTCGAAGGTTCAACAGCAACAGTAAACAATCACGACATTCTTACCAAAAAGCAAGATGACCAAGATTATATCGTTGGTCTTATTGGTGGCACAGCCACTTCAGCAAACGAAGCAAACAAAGTCGTAAAGCGTGATGCTTCAGGCAACTTTGCAGCAGGAACAATTACAGCAAACCTAACTGGTGCTGTAACTGGTAACGCTTCAACAGCAACAACTCTTGAGACTTCAAGAAAAATTGAACTTACTGGTAACGTAACTGGTGAAGTTATGTTCAATGGTTCACAAAATGTTCAAATTTCTACAACTCTAAATGGATCTTTTGCAACAGATGCAGAAGTTGCTACAGCAAAAGGCGAAGCAATTGACGCAGCAGCAGCAGATGCAACAACTAAGGCTAATGCAGCACTAGCAGATGCAGAAGATTATGCAGATCAAGCAGAAGTAGATGCTAAGGCATACACAGATGCTCGTGAAACAGCAATTACAACTGCATACCAAACATATGCTAACACTGCAGAGGCAGACGCAGTAACAACTGCAAACGCTTACACAGATGGTAAAGTTGCAGATCTTGTAGATTCTGCCCCAGCACTTCTTGATACACTCAATGAGTTGGCAGCAGCAATTGGAGACAATCCAAACTATGCAACAGATCTTGCTACATCAGTAGGAACAAAGGTTTCAAAGGCTGGCGATACAATGACTGGACTTCTTGTCCTTTCAGCAGATCCATCAGCAAACCTTGGTGCAGCAACAAAGCAGTATGTTGATACAGCAGAAACAGACGCTAAGGCATACACAGATACTCGTGAAGGATTAATTACAACTGCTTATGAAGCATACGCTGACCAAGCAGAGGCAGATGCTAAGACATATGCAGATGGACTTTCTTCAGCAATTAACGGAACAATTGCAGCACTTGATACAGACGATGTTGCAGAAGGTTCAAGACTTTATTACACTGCTGCTCGTGCAAAGGCAGAAGCAGCAACGCTTCTTGCAAATGCAACAAAGACAAACATTACAATTACCAAGGATGGATCAGATAATCTAACAATTACCGCAGAAAACGGTGTTGCAGATTCTTCAACTACAGACCTTGTAGAAGGAACAAACCTTTACTTCACAAATGCTCGTGCAGTGACTGCTCTTGAGGCAGTAACTCCAGACTTTCCTGCAGTAGAGATTGCCTCTATAGCAAAGCAGGTAGCAGCAGAAGCATCTGTTGCAACTGCAAGCACAAACACAGCAGTGTCATGGGCCAAGGCTTCATATCGCTCTGCTGAATTCTTGGTTAAGATTGCCAATGGATCTCACACAGAGGTTTCAAAGGTTATCCTAACACTTGACACTTCAGACAATGTCGCTATCACAGAATACGCAATGGTTGGAACAAATGGTTCTCTTGGATCAGTTTCAGCAGATGTTTCTGGCAACGATGTTCGTCTTCGTGTTACAACAGCCAACAACACCTCAGTAGTAGGCGTTGTCGGAACACTTATTAAGTAATAAAAAAATAAATAGTTGGAAGAAGGAGTAGTAAATGGCAACAGTCAATAAGGACTTTAAAGTCAAGAATGGACTTCAGGTCGCAGGATCTGGTAGTTTTGGAGGGACTTTATCAGTCGCAGCCCCAACAGAGGCTACACATGTCGCTACTAAGGCTTATGTAGATTCTTTAACAGGAATGACTGTATCATCAACTGCTCCTTCTTCACCAACTAATGGTAAGCAGTGGTTAGACACCACAACAAACAGAGTAAATTTTTATTATGATGGAGCATGGTATACCCAGGCTACTATTGATGATACAAATAATTTACCACAACATATTCACGATACCGCAATTGATGGAACTGGTTTCATAGTATCTCAGTTTTATGAAGGCGGATCGTTTAATAGCCCATTGGGCATAGGTTTGGATGCAGGTGGCCCCTCTACAACAGAGTGGACAGTTGTATTCGATGGCGGTAGTGTAGTAGATAACTTTAATTAAAAAATTGATGTTATAATAAGACTAGTTCATGGGCAGACCCCATAAGGAGATATAAATGGCAACAAGAATGCAACAGCGCAGAGGTACTGCAGCCCAATGGACGGCTGCCAATCCAGTATTAGCAGCAGGTGAGATCGGTTTTGAAACCGACACAAGTAAATTCAAAATGGGTAACGGGTCCTCAGCATGGACTGCTCTAACATATTTTGCTAACGCAGCAGAATTAGCAGCCATTATTGATGGTGCCCCAGATCTTCTAAATACTCTTAATGAACTAGCAGCATCCATTGGAGATGACCCAGCATTTTTAACAACAATAGCAACAAATCTGAGCAATCACGCAACAGATACAACAGCAATTCACGGAATTGCAGATACAGCACAACTTGCAACCTTGTCTTCAGTTAATGAAGCAATTTCTGATTCACTTGGGACACACACTGCAGACACAACCCTTGTTCATGGTATTGCCGATACTTCACTTCTTGTAACAACAGCAGATCTCAACACATCGGTTGGTACAACAGCAAGTGATGCAGCAGCAGCACTTCTTGCACACGGACTATTAACTGAGAATGTTCATGGAATTGGAAACACAGCAGATCTAGCAACAACATCAGCGGTTAATACAGCAGCAAGTGAT